TTTATAGTTTGACGACCCTCACCAAATCGGTGGGGGTTTTCTTTTGTAACAAAAAGTGAGAATTGCGTTTTATAGGTATGCACATCAATAACACATCCACATCAGTTACATTCACATCGTTCGTGGATTTTGAAGGTGTGTCAACGGCAACCATTGAGGTATGGCATAAACCCACAAAAACGATGGTTTCCACCACGACTGCGTGTGTGAAGTCATATTCCTTCATCACAATGAATTTACCCGCTCTAACGCCAATTAACGCAGTGGCAAAGAACACGGATGAATTATTGTTTCGTGTGTACAATGGGAATGTGTTGATTTGGGAGGTTTTGGGATATTGGATTACGGGAACAACAAACATTTACAACACATGGAAGCAGTTCACAACAACTGCCCCTGGTACACCTAATTGGAAAACACTATGAGTTTAGAATTTATACAATTACAGTCATACACCGCACCATCCATCATTGAGCAAAAGAACAAAGATTGGGTGCAATATGGTGATGATAATAATTACTACCAATACTTGATTGACTTATACCATTCATCACCCACCAACAATGCGTGTATTAAAGGCACGGTTGACCAAATCTTTGGTAAGGGGTTAGAGGTTACAAGGGCATCAAGGGATTTGCCAGGTTACATTGAATTCAAAAAGTTGTTTAGTGCGGATGACCTTCGTGCCGTTACAATGGATTTGAAAATGTTAGGCCAAGCGTCATTTCAATTGGTAAAATCAAAGGACCGCAAAAAGTATGTCCAAGCAAAGCACTTTCCACAACAAACCCTTCGCCCCGCCAAGTGCAACGAAAAGGGTGAAATTGAAAAGTACTATTATTGCCCCGATTGGGCTAATATGAAGCGTAATCACACGCCTATTGAATTCAGGGCATTTGGTTATGACCAAAATGCAAACGAATGTATTTTAACCATCAAACCATATTCTACGGGTTCATTTTACTTCGCACCAGTGGATTACCAAGGCGGTACGCAATATGCCAACTTGGAAGCGGAGATTTCCAATTTCCATATTAACAACATCATGAATGGGTTAGCCCCATCAATGTTGATAAACTTCAACAACGGGCAACCACCCGCAGAGGTTAAAGACACTGTGGAAGCCCAAATCAAACAAAAGTTTGGCGGATCGTCAAACGCAGGTAGGTTTATTATCAGTTGGAACGATGGCAAAGATTCAAGTGCGGATATTACACCCGTTCAATTGAGTGATGCCCACAACCAATATCAGTTCCTTTCCCAAGAATCCATGCAGAAAATCATGGTGGCGCATCGTATCGTTTCGCCATTACTTTTGGGTATTAAGGACAACACGGGATTTGGTAGCAACGCAGATGAATTGAAGTCAGCATCAATCTTGTTTGATAATGTTGTGGTACGACCTTTCCAACGATTGATAATTGATGCAGTTACCAAGGTATTGAATTTTAACGGCTACAATTTGAATCTTTATTTCAAGACCTTACAACCTTTGGAATTCACCGATTTGAGTGGCAATGTTATTGATGACGAAACCCGTGAAGAAGAAACGGGCGTATCCTTGTCAAGTCAAAAAAAAAAGATTGATTTAGCGGACATGACCATCCAAGACGAAAAATCTTGGATAGAACATTTGAAGGATAAGGGCGAGATAAACAACGATGAGGAATGGGAATTGATTGATGTGCGTGAAGTTGAAGATGCCGATGAAGAAATGAAATTTAACTTGGCGTATGACAACCCCAATAAAAAAAGTGATGACGATAAAGGGGTTTACAAAATCCGATACCGTTACGGTCCTGATTTCGTATCCAACAAATCAAGGGAGTTTTGCTCTACAATGGTTCAAGAAGCCAAAAGCGGAGTGATATTCCGTAGGGAAGATATCATCCAAATGGGTGATGCGGGTGTGAACGGGCAATTTGCCCCAAGTGGGAAAAGTTCCTATTCCATTTGGAAGTACAAAGGCGGTGTAAATTGCCACCATAGATGGGAACGATTGACCTTCAAACGCAAACAAGTCAAAGGAAAATTCTTGCCAAAACAACCAAACGAGGTTGGGGAAAATAGGGATTTGGATAATTACAACGAAGTATCAAACAAAAGCGCAGACAATGCGGGGGTGCCATTCTCACCAAGCGGATGGAATACCGCTAAGACACGCCCAATTGATATGCCAAACAAAGGATCATTAAAGAATAAATAAGATGTACGCAAACGATGACATATTACTGGTTGACAAAGAACTAATCTTCAAATACACCCAATTGGGTGGTAATGTGGATGTGGACAAAATTTATCCCTTTGTTAAAATCAGTCAAGACATACAAGTTCAAGAACTTTTGGGAACGAAGTTGTATCGGTACATTTTAACCCAGGTTGAAAACGGAACTTTAACGGGCAATTACCAAACTTTGGTTTCGCACTATGTTCAACCAATGTTGATTCATTACGCCATGGCTGATTTGTTGTTGTTTCATGGTTATGAGGTAAGCAATGCGGGTATTTTGAGGAACTCACCCGAAAACACCACCTTGCCAGACAAAAGTGAAATTGATACATTGGTTCAACGCCAAAGAAACATCGCGGAAACTTATCGTAGACGGGTTGTGGATTATTTGAGTTACTACCCACAATTATTTTCGCAGTACACTGAGGACCAACAAGCGGGTGAATACCCAAATACAAATCCGTCTAACTATGTTTCATGGAATCTGTAAAGAAAACATACAAGCCAAAGGATGAAAAGGTCAAGAAATTGACCAACTACATGACGCAGTTGAAAACCATCAATAAGGTGAAGTGCGATTTGTTTGTCAAAGGTGGTAAATTATTAACACTTATCATCTTGTTGACGGGGTGTTCTGCGCAGTGGCATTTGAAACAAGCCATCAAAAAGAACCCCGCTATGGCACAAATAAGCGTGTATGGCATTGATACCGTGTTTGTGCGTGATTCTGTGACCATTACAGACACTTTCACAACAAAAACGATTGATACCCTCACAATTGAAAAGGATGGCGTTAAAACGATTGTTTACAGAAATCACGATGTGATAAGAGTACAAACAATTGTGAAGGCAGACACCATCCGTTACACCAAGACAATTCAGTTACCACCACAGATTCAATACAAAGAACGCATCAGCGTACCCCAAAAAATTGGTGTGGCGATTGGATCGGTGTTATTTTTACTTTTACTTTTTGCATTGATAAGAAAATGAGCAATTGGAACAACCCAAATAACAACACACAAAACGGGTGGAAAACCCCATCAAGGTCATCCCCGCAAGGTGGTGGAACACGGGCGTGTTTGTGCAAGGACAAAAACACATATTCCAAAAAGTGTTGTGATGGCACTTTGTGGGCGCAAGGCATTGGGCAAATAACCCGTAACCCCTAACAATTCAAATTAAAATCGTTTTATAGATATGAGTATTTCAGCAAGTTCATTTAGTGCGGGTTACACGGGGTGTACCATCGTTTCCAATACAACTGCCAAGACGGGAAGATTCCGTGGTTTTGTCGTAAATAGCAATGCCGTTGTATCGGCTTGTTTGGACAGTGCGGGTGCATCTTTGATGACATCATTGGGATTGAGTGGCGTGACCATCAACCAAGGTATGTTCATTTCGGTTGCCGATGGTGATTATATCAGTTCAATCACCTTGACATCAGGATCCATCATCCTTTACACTTACTAAAATGTTTGTAGGAATCGGGGTAGGCATTGGGCGAAACCGATTTGCCCAAGGCATTTTTAACGCATACAACGCAAGGGTTGTTGCCGATGGTGGTATCACGGAAGCGGGTAACTGCGTAAATGCCGTTACTGGCTTATTATTAAACGCATCTTTACTTATCATTCCAAGCGGATACAAAGGGGGCAAGGCATATGCCGAAATCCCCACCAACGGAAACGGTGATTTAACTTGGACACGGGCATCCACGGCACTACGGACAAATAGTTCGGGCTTGTTGGAATCAATGGGTTCGGGTGTACCAAGATTATCCTATATGTACGGCAGTTGCCCTGCGTTGTTGCTTGAACCGCAGAGGACGAATTTGTGTTTGTATAGTGAGCAGTTCAATGATGCAAATTGGAGTAAAAGTGCAGCGGGTACGGGAGTTGCACCTATTGTAACTGCTAATTTAGGCATTGCACCTGATGGCACAACAACTGCTGACCGAATACAATTAAATAGAGGGGGCGGAAATACAGTTTCGGATTATTCTGTACTTAGACAACAAGTCACAGTTGCAAGCACGGCAACAACCTCAATTTCAATTTATATAAAATCTTACGATAATAACACATATAGTGTAGTGTTTAGTAATAGTGGTGTTGCGGTGGGGCAAAAAATAACCGTTACAAATCAATGGCAAAGGGTTACGTTGACTGGTATGAGTGCTGGAACAATTGCTAACATTGAATTGCAATTAAGAGAAGGAGTTTTGGGCATTACAGGACAAAGTGTTACTGCTGACTTATTACTTTGGGGCGCACAACTCGAACTCGGCGCATACCCCACCACCTACATACCAACAACAACCGCATCTGCTACAAGGGTTGCGGATTCATTCTCACGCAATAACATATACACCAATGGTTTGATAACATCATCAGGGGGTACTTGGTTTGTGGAGTTGAGGAATAACATTGCGTATTTGAGGGATTCTAACAATGGTATATTTATAGGAGATACCGCTTCTATTAATACTGGTAATCAATTAACCATAAGGAATGCCAGTGTGAGTGCCAGTGTGAGATTGTCAATATTCAAATATATATCAGCAGTAGGCACACAAATATTTACTACAACTACGGACACTGTAAAAATTGCTATTAAATGGGATGGAACAAGTGCGGATGTATTTGTTAACGGGACAAAGGTTGTTTCTGCGACATCGTTCACAACAACCATAATGGAAAATTTATTAGGGAGTGGTGCGGGTATACCCGTATTCATTCAAGCAATGGCAATCTATCCTTCACCGCTATCGGATACCGATTGCACAACCCTTACCACCTTATGACCTTCGCAAAATACTCATTCCTAAACCAAGCCGAATGGCTAACATACCAAGCCCAAATCAGCACAACGGTTGAGGGTT